TAGAAGGAGAATTTAAACAAGCTATGAAACGCAAGAATCAGGATTATGCCGAGGGTTATGTTGAGGGGCTTCAAGATGGGTGGCTTATAAAATCCCGTTTAACCACTAAATAACAGACAAATGAAAACAAAAGTAGAATTACTTGAAGAGATTGTGAGGAAGCAGGATGAACTGATAAGGAGCTTCGGTAATTGTAATTGTGATATTTGTGAAAAGGCGAACTCTGAACTTGCCTCTCTCAAGTCCCAGCTTGCGGAAGAAAAGGAAGAGGATGTTTATACAAAATCCTTGAGATTATTAACAGAATTTATGGACAAAACCCCAAGTGAAGAAATAGCGGTGGAATTACGGAAGATTGCTAATAAAGCAGGGGAAGAAAAGGAAGGGAGAAAATGTGCGGGATGTGGTACTCCGCTAAATGATTATTGCAATAGATGTCAGCATTTATGGGAATCATAAGCCCCGCTAAAGTTAAACAGAGATAATTAAATAAGACAAATGAAAGACAAACATTACAAACCCGGATTATATGCGATGTTCTACGAGCAATTAAAAGACATAGCCGAGGAATACGGGTATAATTTATTGATTCACGGAAGTCTTAACAGAGACCTTGATTTACTTGCAGTTCCTTGGGTGGATAACCCTAAAGACGAACAATTAATGATTAAGGAATTTCAGGAATACTTAACCGGACACACACTTACAGACCCTACTGGTATTGTACCATTTACTATATTGCCCGGCAATAGACATAGTTACGTTATTGATCTTAATAGAGCCGACAGGCATGGAGAATGGGTTAGGTTTGAAGATAGTCAGTATTATCTTGATATATCGGTAACACAATTAAACTCAGACAAATGAAAGACAAGATACTGGAAATATTATTAGACAAAATAAAAGCAACACCGCATGACTATTACCCTACGGGCATTGAAGGGATACCGCAGTCATCAAGAGAGATTTCATACATGGTTAAGGCTTTTACGGAGTGGAAAGATTTAAACACAATGACTGATCGAATAACAAGATACAAGATTCAATATATGATTTCTGATATGAATATTCCAGCTATATGGATGAATTTTGATGAATTATTTGATTACTGGTACGCTAATATTAAAGACAAATGAAAACAGAGATAATGCAGAAGATTATTGAGAGGCAGGATGAGGTAATTAAACTGTTATTTGATCATGGCAAAAAATATGCACGGGATTTTCAATCTACTTTCAAACAATTTGACTTAGAAGATGAAATACTTGCTCTCAAGTCTCGCCTTGCGGAAGCATGGGAAGAAAAGAAACTGACTGATGAGCAAATACAGCAGTATGTAACGGATAGATTTTCGGATAGCCATTTATTGCCGGAGATTATTGCGTTTAGGGCTATAAAATATTATCGGTTAGGATTGCCACCTATGAACGGAAATAAAGCAGTACTGGATTAACCGCAATTATTGGCAGCCCCGCTAAAGTTAAACAGAGATAAAATATGAAAACAACTAAACTTGAAAAAACAGGTGCATGTAGAGAAGCAATTCTTTATGTGAAGGAACAAGAAAATTATGTTAAAGCATGGCAAAACTGTCCAAGAGGTGACTGGATGTTATGGATTGCAGCAAAATTAAAAGTTGATAAAAGACTTTTAACATTAGCAAAAGGGAAATGTGCAGAAACTGTTTTGCATCTAATGAGAGATCAGCGAAGTAAAGACGCTGTTAGGGCAGCTATTGATTATGGACATGGAATTATTTCTGATGAACAGTTGAGGATTACTGCTGCTGCTGCTTGTGCTGTTTATGATGCTGCTGCTTATGCTGCTGCTGCTGCTGCTGCTTATGCTGCTGCTTATGCTGCTGCTGCTGCTTATTATGCTGCTGCTGCTGCTTATGCTGCTTATGCTGCTTATTATGCTGCTTATGCTGCTGCTGCTGCTTATGCTACTTATGATGCTGCTTGCGCTGCTCGAAAACAAAATCAACTGCAAACGGCAAACATTTGCAGAGAAATTCTAACAGAAGTTGTATTGTCCGCTTGGAAGAAACAGAGATAACAACTATTAAAGAATCGAACTTAAAAATTAAATAAGATGAGCAAAAGTAATATTGGAAAATTAGCCGCTATTTACGGAATGTTTGCTTTAATGTCACAGGAATATGCAGGCAAAGATGGCACTATGTCTAATAGAGGTGAAGTAAGTGGTAAAAAATATAAACAATGTCCCAAAGGTTGTAAGGAGTTTTTCTTTAATGAGAACGGATATTTGTGCGGAAGAGATAATTATACGTGGTCTTGTTATGCTCTTAGTGAAGACAGGGCTATTAAAAAGTATAAAAACCAATTAAGCAAAGACAATGAGAAGTAAAGAAGAAATACTGAAAAAACACACAGAAGATTCTCAATGGTATCCTCCGGTTTGTGATGCAAGAATTTACAAGGCTATGGACGAATACGCCAACGAACTCATCAAAGAGAACTATGTCGAGAAAGAGTTTTTTGAATGGGCTATTGACGAACAGGAAGTCTTTTGCGGGGAACTCACAGAGAAGTATATTATTAATGACAATCCTAAAACATTCAAGACTTTTGACGAACTACACACCTATTGGAAACAACTTAAAGAGAAAGAGAAATGAATATACTATTTAGTAACTTACAATAAAGTAACATGGAAGAAATTAAAGTTGGTGATTTTGTTGAGGTGTCAGGAATGGCATCAATGAACGGCTTCAGGCGGTATATGAAATGGCAAGGCGAACTCCTGGTTGACCGGGGCAAGTATTCTATAATAGAAGATAGCGAGGGATTGCCGGTCGTGTATATGAAGAAGGACATAAAGAGCATAAAGAAAGTGAAGAAATTTGAAAACGTGATATGATGGAAACAACTTACAAAGTCAAGACAAGGATAGTCAAACTCGACTCTATTAGACATAAGATAAAACTTTGGTGTTTCGGAGACATTCACCGATTCACCAGGAGTTGTGACGAGGATCGTTGGAAATGGTTCCTTAAATGTGCAAAAGAAACGAAAGACGATAATACTTATTTTATTGGCATGGGAGATTATCAGAACTTTGCATCATCGAAAGAACAAAAAGTGATACATAACTCAGGGCTTCACTCAGATACTATTGAAGATTTCGACGATATAGTTGAGAAAAGAAATAGGGTTATGGCACAAGAAATGTCTTTTATGAAGCCTAACCTTCTGGGCCTTATTGACGGTAATCATAATTGGATATTCAAAGACGGGCGCACTGCAACAGAAGATCTCGCCGACAGGTTAATGGCTGAATACTTAGGGTGGCTTTGTCATTTCACTCTGAAGGTACATATGCCGGTCAATAGGGCCATTAATGTGTATATTCTTGCTTGTCACGGGAAGGCAGGAGGCAAGACAGCCGGGGCGAGCGTTAATCAATTAGATGATGTCAGAACCGTTTTCCCGCTCTCCGATGTGATTATCATGGGACACGATCACCAGCGATTCGCAAGGCCGGTTTCAATACTCATCCCAGATCACGTGCAAAATAATGAAGAAGTACAGTTGAAACAGAAAAGACAATTTCTTTGCAGGTCGGGATCATTTAAGAAAGGATATACACCTGATGCTTCAAGTTATGAAGTTGCACGACTATTAAGGCCGGCCGATCTCGGAGCGTTGCTTCTTGAGATAGGTTTTCACCGGAACCAAAAAGATGGTCGGGATGTTCTAACGACGGATATAAAAGCGATTATTTAATTTTTAATATTAACCTTAAAAAAATTCTGATTGCCTATGAGGTGAAACGACTGTTGAGCGGGGAGCCGGGAAGAGATTACCCGGCTTTTTTGTTAATAACTAATTTTTGTTATTAGAAATAATGTTTTTAATTTTAACAAATGATTAAGAAAGAGTTAATACATAGCGCAAGTTCCTACTGGAGAAATAATGAGCTTTATAACAAAACAGAACGCAAGGAGCGTATTTTGAAAATATTCGGAATAACAATATCAAGGAACATAGAAGAGTTTCAATGCGATTTAATAGATGATATGTCCGATAAGATCGGGTTCAAAGCAAGAGAGAAAAAATGATTAGTGTCCTTATAATTAATTACAACAGGATAATGCTTCCCTCTAAAATGGCTGATTGGCTCTCGGCAAGGGATTGTGAAGTAATATTCATTGATAATAATTCTGATTATCCCCCCCTGCTTGAGTATTATAAGAATTGCAATCATAAAGTATTACGTCTTCCATATAACTATGGGCATACTGTTTTATGGCAATATCCGGTATTAAAAGAATTGGGTATTGAAGAAAGATTTATTTACACAGATCCCGACCTTGATTTAATCGGAGTGCCTGATGACTTTGTGAAAGTGATGAATCAAGGACTTGATAAATACCCTGAGTTTTCAAAATGTGGTTTAAGTCTTGAGATAAATGATTTGCCGGATTCCGAAGAGGGGTTATATATAAAGGCCGAGGGTGGTATTGAGCGGTTTTATTGGCAAAATCCTCTTGATGAGCTATTTTTCAAAGCTGACACAGATACAACCTTTGCTATGTATCGGTATCCAATAGGACCCTATGGGCATAGTGCAGTCAGAACAAATAGGCCTTATACTTGTCGGCATATTCCCTGGTATTATACTAATTTCAATTCATTACCTGAAGATGAGCAGTATTATTATCGAACGGCAAACAGTAGCTCTTCGCATAAAAAAAGATTAATGGGATGAAGTTAACTGTTGTGATGACATACCGGGATCGGCAGGAGCAACTGAATAGAACTCTTGAATCAATAGCTCAAAGTAAAAGTAGGGATTTTAGAGTTATAATAGTTGATGATCGCTCAGAGAAAAAAATAACAATCAGTGGTTATCCTTTCCCAATAGATATACTTCGTCTGGAGGGGGGTATGAACAATCAGAAACAATGGAATAATCCCTGTGTGGCATATAATCTTGGGTTCTATTTCGCTTTACTTCCTTTAAACAAGCCTGATGTTATTATCATTCAGAACGCCGAGTGTTACCATGAAGGAGATATCCTCTCTCATGCAAAAGGCATACTTAAAGATGAATATTGGACTTATCATTGTTATTCACTTGGAGAAGGAGAAAATACAGGCGTGCGACCTAATAACAGAGGAGCTTCTTTTGACGGTGATTCAGCTTGGTATAACCATGAACTTTACCGGCCTGTTGGTTATCATTTCTGCTCTGCTATAAGGACTGAGAATCTCATAAAGATTAACGGTTTTGATGAGCGATTTCTTGAAGGACCGGGGTGGGATGATAACTATTTTGTACATCAGGTTAATACTTTGGGTTTAAAAGTTAAGTTTATTGATTATCCTTTTGTGTATCACCAATGGCATTATACATCTGACTGGAAAGACAAACCAAACAATAATAAAGCTGTTTACGAAAAATTAATTAAGGATAATAACTATCGGGCAGAACATATAATAACTCGTGATTTATGAAGGGTGTTATTGACATTGGGGCACATTGGTTTGAAGAGTATGAAAAATGGAAGGTTCAGGGAGCAGGGAATTTTCTATTATTTGAACCTATAAAAGAAAATTATGATTACCTTAAGGGTTTTACCCTGATTGAACTTATAAGGACGGGACAATCAAGGTTCTTAGCAAATTATTCAAGATGATAACAGTATTCACATCTTCATTTAATTACGGGAAATACCTAAGGAAGTCAATAGAGAGTGTTTTATCCCAGACATATAGGGATTTTGAGTATCATCTTATTGATTATGGATCGATCGATAATACATGGGAGATAATTAATTCATATAAAGATGATAGGATAAAGGCGATACAAATAGGATGCCAGAAAAATAAGACATTTGCCATGAACCATAGTATAAGAATATCTAAATCGGGATATTGGTCTTGGTGTCCGGCAGATGACCATTGGCATTCATCCTTACTTGAACGTAAAATTGAATATTCTTTGAAATATCCTGATGCTGTATTGTATGATGATTTTTGGGTTATAGATGACAGTGGAAGGGTAGTTCAGGAAGTTGAATTACCGAGTTATTCATGCGAATTGATAAAGACCGAAATATGGAAGAGAAGTCTTATAGGGTTTACCGGGATATTCATTCCAGTTAGTTTGCTCAAGGAATTGCCCTTTCCGGAATGGGAAAATATATCTGAAGATTATGCGTGGATGATACAGGCTGTTGGGAAAGGGATTGATTTTATTCGCGTGCCCGAGAAACTTCATTACAAACGTAATCATCCCGGATCGGTGACAGACAGTCGTTACGCTGAAGTAATAGCCAATATGAGTAAAATATGGGAGAGGTTGAGAAATGATACCTAAGAATATATTTTTTTATTGGGGCAATGATCGGATGTCATGGATGCGGTATATGACCCTTTATTCGTTTCGTAAGTTTAACCCTAAATGGGAAATTACTCTGTACACTTCTCGACAAACGGTGACCCATAAGCCCTGGGGTACTCCTAATGACCAGGATTTCTTTTGCTATAAAGGCAGTGATTATTATGAAAGGATAAGAGATTTAGATATTACAGTAAGGCCTTTCGATGTTCATAATGAGTTTTGCCCCTCACATCGGAGTAATTTTCTAAAGTGGAATAAACTCTCAACTATCGGGGGAATATATGCTGATATGGACATATTATGGATAAAACCAATAAATGAATTTTATAATGAGATAAAAGATTTCGATGTAGGCATCTGCCAGACGGAGTATTTATCTATTGGCCTTTTGGCATCATCGGGGAATGAGTTTTTTAAGGATATTTATATTAATGGGTTAAATAATTTCCATGAGAATAATTATCAGACAGCGGGCGTTGAAAATATTTATAATCTTTATAAAAAATCTTCATCGGAGATATTAAATTCAGCAAAGAAGAAGTATCCAGAATTAAAATTTTATAATATTTTGATGGATATTATTTATCCGTATGATTCAACTCAGGTTGAACAGTCATTTAGTGGAAAGTTTGATAGTTTACCTAAAAACACAATAGGTTATCACTGGTATGCCGGTCATCCGGTTGCCCAGGTTTTCAATAATCGATTAAACGAGAATACTTATAAAGGAGATAATTCACTTTTTTCACAGTTAGTAAAGAAATATCTGAAATGAAAGTATGTGTTTTCGGTGCGAATGGTATGTTAGGAAGGTACGTGAGCACGTACTTAAAAAAGAGTTACGAGATTATTGAAGTAACTCGGAAAGATATTGATTTAAGGGAAGCTAACTTAACAAGTCTTTCTAATTGGATCGAATTGAACGGTGGTCTATATACGAATGATACGATAGTTAATTGCGCTGGTGTTATCAGACAACGATCATCTGATGATCTGTCTTTTATAAAAGTCAATTCAGTATTTCCCTATGTTTTGCAGGCTTACGCAAGCATTAAGCATATTAATCTAATTCACATATCGACTGATTGTGTCTTTTCGGGGAAGAGAGGGTCATATACTGAAAAAGACATACCTGATCCGGATGATATATATAGTGTTACCAAGTTAGCCGGGGAGCCTCCGGGGTGTATGGTAATAAGGACCTCAATAATAGGAGAAGGGGATTTTAAAGGGTCTCTCCTTGAATGGGTCAAGGGGCAGAAAAAAATAAATGGATTTACTAATCATCTTTGGAATGGCGTCACTTGCTTACAGCTGGCAAAACTGATCGGTAAGATAATAGGTGGCCATAAGTGGTTTGGCATAAGACATTATTTCTCTTCTCCGGTAACGAAGGCAGAGTTGGTAAGAGAAATTATAAAAGTTTATGAATTGAATACAAAAGTAACAGATATTGAAGCTCCGGTAATGGTGGACCGGACACTTGATACTATTTATAAGGGTTTTTTCGATTTCCCTCCGGATATCAGAACACAATTAATTGAACAAAAAATACTTTGCCGGGATGAATCGCAATCTAAAACGTCTAACGTGGAGGTTGGTCCGTAATTTGTCTCGGCATTTTTTAATTATGATAACAGCGATAACAGTAGTTTGCAACACGGAGTCTTTTATAAGAACGATGTACATAGCTTTTAGAAAGTTTCATCCGTATATGCCTCTTGTAATCATTGATAACAGTGATCCAGGGGATCCGACACAATTATACTTGAATGATATTTGCTCACGAGAAACATTAGTATATCGAATGAATAAGAACATAGGTCACGCCAAAGGACTTAATCTTGGTATCTCAAAGTCAAAAACTCCTTATGTATTAATAATGGATTCAGATTCAGAGATAATAAAGTCTCCAGTCTTAGGTATGGCTGAAATGATGGATAAAGACACATACGGGGTGGGCTGGGTTACAGAGATAGGGCGTGACGGATATGATTTTGGAACATGGCCTCATCATAAAGAACCTATTAAATATTTGCATCCTTATTTTTGTCTTATTAATCTGAATTGGTTTATGAAATTTCCTCCTTTCGCTCATCATGGCGCACCTTTCTATAAGGCAGCAGTAGCCTTGCACGACACTAAACAGTCATGGAGAATACGACAATTACCAGGGCTAACGGGTCACACATCAGGTATCGGGGCTAACTGGAAGGGAACACCGTCTAAGTATGTTAATCATCCTTTTGGTGGGACGAGGGCGGTATTAAAATCAATGGGGCGTAAAGAAATAGAAGGCAGATGGGAATTTTAAGGGTAATAGCAGTAGCATACGAAAGAGATATTCCGCTTCGTATTCTTTTAGATAGTTTTAAAGTACAGACAGATAATCGATGGTTTGTTCATGTAGTTCACGATGGAGCACCTTCTGAAAAAGTAGAAGATATAGCAAGGCTATACGCTGATGATCCACAGATAAGATTCTGGAATACAACTAAGCGTTATGGTTGTTATGGTCACCCCAATAGACGAATGATGCTTAATAAGATTGATGTGAACGAAGATGATTTCATTCTCTTAACGAATGATGATAATTATTATGTTCCCCAATTCGTTAACTTTTGTCAGAAATATATGACTAAGAAGGTAGGGATGATATATTTCGATATGTTGCATAATTATTACTTCTATAAAGTCCTTGAGACAAAGCCGGTCGTAAATAATATAGATATGGGAGCTTTCATTGTCCGGGGAAGTATAGCAAAGGAGATAGGTTTTAAGAGTAATAAGGTTGAGGCTGACGGTATATATTGTATGGATTGTGTGAATTATTGTAATAAGAACAATTTTGAAGTCATTAAGATACCTGGCATATTATTTGTACATAATTAAAAAATTAACTATCTTTGCATCATGAAACTTATTAAATGTTTTTTGTTTATTTTAGTATTTGCTTTTTTTTCCTGTGAACGGGAAGAATTAAAGTATCCGGATGAAGAAACAATAGAGACTTATAAATCTCAGGGTGAACTTTGGGATCACTACATAACAGGCGAGGAGATAAAAGAAACCATAAGATAATGGGTGCGCCCGGAGGAAATACAAATGCTGAGAAGTGGACTTTTGAGGAAGCCGAAAAGCTATTCATAGATGCCCTTGAGTTATCTAAAACAGATGACTATGACTTTATTGGGGAAATAGCAAAAGAGCTTGATACTTACAGACAGTTATTCGATTACCTGTGTACTAAATACTCTGGCTTACAAAACATTTATAATAAGATACTTAATAACTTGGAATCGAATTGTTTTTTACACGCAAAAAAGGGAAAGATAAAAGAAGCCACTGCAATAGTCAATCTTAAATCAAATTTCAACTGGACAGACCGCCAGAGAGAAGATCATACAGGTACTATAAATCTCAATGTTAAGTACGAAGATAAAGGAAGTTGATGTTATCCTTCCAAAGCCTCACGGGAAGCAATTAGAATTTCTCAGGTCGAAAGCAAAGAGAAGAATTATTCGTGCCGGCAGACGAGGAGGTAAAACTTACGGGTCTTCAATATATGCAGTAGAACAATTCCTTTCAGGCAAAAGAGTATTATACGCAGCACCCACACAAGAGCAAATAGATCGGTTTTGGCATTTGGTGTGTGAATCACTTCGTGGTGCAATAGAATCAAACGTATTTTACAAGAATGAGACTAAGCACATTATTGAGCTTCTTAACACAGAGCAAAGGATACGGGCTAAGACAGCCTGGAACGCAGATACTCTGAGGGGAGACTATGCTGATGTGCTTATCTTAGATGAGTTCCAGCTAATGAATGAGGATACATGGGATGTGGTGGGTGCTCCTATGTTACTTGATAATAACGGTGATGCTATATTCATTTATACCCCTCCCTCACTTAGATCCCGGTCAGTATCAAAGGCTAACGACCCGCAGCACGCAGCAAAGCTATACAAGAAAGCAGCGTTAGACAAAACAGGTCGTTGGGAAGCTTTCACTTTTACCACTTATGACAACCCGTATATTCAGAAAGAAGCAATAGACGATCTTGCTTCCGATATGTCTTCGATCTCTTATAGGATGGAGATAATGGCAGAGGACATAGACGAGGCTCCTGGTGCTTTATGGAAAAGGGCTAATATAGAAAAGTACAGGGTAGATAAATCTCCGGACCTTGTCAGGATAGTTGTGGGTATCGACCCTTCCGGATCAGATAAGACAACCTCAGACGAAGCGGGGGTTATAATAGCTGGTATCGATGCAAAAGGCGAGGGATATGTTCTTGAAGATTTATCAGGGATATTTTCTCCAAATGGATGGGCTTATAAAGCTATACAAGCATATATGGGTTGGGAGGCCGATAGGATCGTAGGCGAAGTGAATTACGGAGGAGATATGGTTGAGACGATAATACGTAACATAGCCCCTGAAGTTAGTTATAAGTCCGTTGTAGCTTCACGAGGGAAGTATCTGAGAGCTGAACCTATTGCTGCATTATACGAGAGAGGCAAGATACATCATGTAGGTAAGCATAATAAGTTAGAAGATGAAATGTGTCTTTGGCTCCCGGGGGATAAATCACCTAATAGAATGGATGCGCTCGTATGGTGCTTTACAGATTTGATGACAGTTCCACAAAGGAAATTCTTTGTACGTTAATAACTATTTTTTAATATTAGAGATATTATTTGTAAATTTGTATTTTATTCTATTTAGAATTAGTCTAATTAAACATAATGGGGGTAGGGTCGTGGTTATTTAGTAGGACTAAGCTCTATAAAGAGCTGATGAAGAGCGTGGGGACACAAGTTTATCAGGACTTATTAAGGTATGTACAGAACCGACCGGCTTACCCTCCTGATAATATTGAGACATATATTAACGATGGTTATTTATTCAATCCTTACGTTTATTCAATTGTTTCGTTCATAGCGCAGAAATGCGGAGCGATACCCTGGGGTGTATATGAAGTGAAGAACAAAAAAGCTCTGCACTTATATAAATCAACAATTAAGCCGGATCTTAGCTCGAGGATAGTGAGAACAAAGGCTCTTGTAGCTATTGAGAATCACGAACTGAATGAATTATTTTTAAAGCCTAATATTTTACAGGGTTGGGCTGAGTTCTTTGAGCAAGTAGCGGGATTTAAGTTAATAACAGGTAATTCTTATGTTCATTGTGTGGGGCCCTCAGGAGGGCCTAACGCCGGGAAGGTGAAAGAACTTTGGCCAATACCTTCGCAGATTATCAAACCAGTGGCGGGTGATCGTACTGAGCCTATTAAGGGTTATCAGTATATGCAACAGGCAGCACTTCTTCCCGCTAATCAGGTTATTCATATAAAATACTGGACCCCGGAATATCTTAACGGGGCTTTTCTTTATGGTGTATCACCTATAAGAGCTGGTCGCAGGGTAGTAACAAGGTCGAACGCCTCTTATGATGCTACCGTTAGTTCTTTCCAGAACATGGGAGCTTTCGGTATTATATCTTCAACTAACGAGAAGTCAGAGTTCACTGAAGAACAGGCTGAGATGATTGAAAAACGGTTTGATCGTAAGACAGGCCCAAAGAATTGGGGAAAGCCTATCATCACAGCAGCAGACATCAAGTGGCAACAGATAGGTATGTCCCCAGTGGATTTGAATATAATTGAGAATGATAAGTTAGATTTAAGGACTCTTTGCAGTATCTATCATGTACCCTCAGAGCTTTTCAATGATTCAGCTAATAAGACATATTCTAACACTAAGGAAGCAGGATCAGCAGTATATACCAACGCTGTGCTTCCGATGCTTAATCAGTTCCGGGATGCTTTTAATATGTTCATTAAAGGCAAGTACCCTGAGAATATTTACATAGATTACGATGCTTCCATGATATCAGAGCTTCAGGATGATCTTGCAATGATAACGTCAGCTATTGGCAATTCATGGTGGATCACTCCTAATGAGAGAAGGGACATAATGAATTTTGCAGCCGACGAAGCTAATCCTTTGATGAATGAATACTGGGTTCCTATGGGTCTTAACCCTATGGGAGCTGAGAGACTTGATGATGCAGCACTTGAAGAAGTAGAGAAACGATTAAGAATAAATGACTACTTATCTTAACATAACAGACGAACGTAAGGTAGCCTACTATGAAGAAGTGAAGGGCTATCGCAACAATTGGGAGCCGAAAATGATCCCTATCGTCCGGGCTGTTCTTGATCAGCAGATAAAGGAGTTGTCTAATCAGATAACATCAACTAATTACCGGGATGAGAATATAGTTAATGTTATCGGGGAGGGACCGATAGAGAAGCTATTCGTTACTCTTTATACTTCCGTTGGAGTATTCTTTGCAAGAAGGCAATATAGATCATTGAAGAGTTCAGTTATTACGATGGCCGTTAAAGAGGATCTTAAAGACGAGGAATACGAAAAGTGGCTTGAGAGTTATGTTAAGATGCGTCTTGACAAGAAGATAGTATCCATAACAGGCGAGACAAGGAGACAGGCTCTTAAAGTGATTCAGTCTATTATTAACGAGTCTTTGATTGAAGGATGGAGTACTACCGAGACGGCACGTAAGATACGTAAGGCATTAGATGGGATGATAATAATAAACCAATGGCGAGCTGTGCGGATAGCCAGGACAGAAACGGCAGCAGCTTCTAATATTGGCAGTTACGTGGCAGCTCAGGGTTTTGAGAAAGAATCAGGGATAAGGATGCATAAATATTGGATTGCTACTTACGATCAAAGGACAAGGGATACTCATTTGGTTATGGAGCAACAGAACCCGAAAGAGATGAATGAGCCTTTTCTTGTTGCAGGGGTATGGCCGGCAGAATGTCCTATGGACCCGGATCTTCCACCGGAAGAATCAGTTAATTGCAGATGCATAATAGCGTTTAGGGCAGTAATATAAAGCGAGATGGGAAATTTTTTATACAAAGATGTTGACGAGTCGGTAAAAGATGTTGATACCGAGAAAGGGATAGTAACGGGGTATTTCTCAATATTTGGGAATAAAGACTCTGACGGTGATATTGTCTTGCCTGGAGCGTACAAGAAGACACTGAAAGAAAATGGGCCTCAGAGCGAGAAGCCGAGGATACTGCATCTCTTTATGCATGATCCGATGCAGATACTTGCAAAACCTTTCACTCTAAAAGAGGACAAGAAAGGACTATATTTTGAAAGCAAGATCTCTGATACATCACTCGGTCGTGATGTTATCCAACTTTACAGAGATAAGGTTCTCACTGAACACTCAATAGGCTATAACATTGTCAAGAGAGAGGTAGATGAAAAAGAAGAGACTCAGAAACTTGTTGAGTTGAAGCTATGGGAAGGATCAACAGTCTCTTGGGGAGCTAATATGGATGCACTTGTCGAAACGGTTAAGTCTGATGGTGTATCAAAAGATATATGGCAAAAGATAATAAGAAAATTCGATGCGCTCAATACTGCTATCAAAGGTAATTACACCGATGACACAGCCAGGGTGCTTGAGATACAGTTTAACCAGCTGAAAGAAATGATTCTCTCACTCATTCCTAAAGTTGAGCCGACAAAAAACACTCAACCGGAACCGGAGCCGAAAACAGTAACAGCTAAGGAACTGATGGATTGTATTTACTCAAAATTAAAAATTTAGAAATGAACGAAAAAGAATTACAGGAACTGAAAGATCAATTAGCTGGTCTCGGGGGTTCTATTGACAAGAAGCTCAAAGATAATGCTGAGAGCTACAAGAACGCCACACAGGAAGTGAAGGAAGGCGTTAAGAAAGAGATTGAGCCGATGCTCAAACAGTACACTGATCTTGCTGATAAGGTGAATACCATACAGGATCAGATAGACCAGGTGGATACGAAACTCAACAGGGTTAACTTCGGATCAGAGAAAAGGAAGATCGGTTTTTCCGATACTCTTACAAAACAACTCAATGAGATAAAGAACGAAGCAAAGGGTGACCTTCGTAAGTATGTCCGCAAGAACAAGGGACTTGCTCTGGATATGGATTTCAAGACTGATGACATGACACAGGGCAACTCTTTTGAGAGTACAACTGTTGTACCTTATGATTATCAGCCGGGGATCGTATATGATCCTCTGAACCCTTACCGGGTGAGAGACCTTATCACTCCCGGAACGACTTCATCGAATGTTGTTTCTTATGTTCAGGAATATGCTTATTCTGAGGCTGCTGACATGACGGCTGAGGGTAAAGAATACAAACAGGAAGATTTTGACCTCAAGATGCTGAGCGAGAATGTCCGTAAGCTGACTTCTTATATAATCATATCTGAGGAAATGCTTGAGGATGTTGTAGGGCTTATGAGTTACATAAACGCCCGTCTGCCTGAGAAACTGAAAGTGAAAGAAGATCAGCAGCTCCTTTACGGAACCGGTGAAGGATATGAGCTGACTGGGCTTACCGTTGATGCTGCCGATTATACCGATGCACTTACTGACCTTGACATATCAAGGATTGACGTTCTTGTTGATGCTTGCCGTCAGGTGAGGGTGAAGGAATACCGGGCAACCGCTATCCTTATTCATCCGACTGATGCAACAGCTATCAAGCTCACCAAAGACGACAACGGGAATTACATACACCCGTGGATCTTCATGCCTAATGGCCAGATCACTCTTGATGGTGTGCCGGTTATTGTCTCAACAGCTATAACAGCTGGCGACTTTCTTGTAGGTGACTTCAAACTCGGTGCTCAGGTCTTTGACCGCAGGCAGTTGAGCCTTGAACTCTCTTATGAGAATGAAGATAACTTCGTCAAAGGAATGGTTACTGTACGTCTGAGCGAAAGACTAACGCTCTGTATTTACAGGCCTAACGCATTTGTTTACGGCTCCTTTGCCGCAGCTCTTGCTGAAGGTACTGCATAACATTAAGGGGAGGCTAACTTCCTCCCCTTATTTATAATGATTCTAAATAACTTTGAAATAGTAGTAATAGGGCTTAGGGCCCGTCAGGACAGATGGAAAAGATGTAAGGATATACTTGAAGGGGCAGGAGTGGAGAGGGTTACTCATTATCAGACAGAGCAGGACTTCTCGGATTCGCACAAAGGGTATATGAAAGATTTCCTTACGATGTTAAGATATAAAGGTTATACTGACCTGATGTTCTTTGAAGATGATTTTGAACTCACACCTGAATGGGAAGAGGTATTCACAAAGGCTTACAATGACCTTCCGGATAATTGGGATATGTTATACTTAGGAGCTAATTTCACTTCTAAGCTGCAAATAATAACTCCTAATCTCGCAAGGGTCACAGGAGCCTGGTTGATGCACGCAACGCTTTTAAGAAAGAAATTCATCGACTATATACTCCGGGCGTACTCTCCTATCACGGTGAAGATAATTGATGAGTGGTATCGGCGGATAGCTACCCAAAGAGAATTTTATGTGACGATGCCGATGATCTCATACCAGAGACCGGATTTCTCGGATATGGTAGGGCAGTATGTCAATTATCAGATATTTGAAAATAAACATTATAAACGAGCTTATGAATATATTAGGACTTCTTCACAATTACCCGCCTCTCCAAAATGCAGGAGCGGAGTGGATGGCACATGAAATGTTCAAGTTCCTTAAAGAACAGGGACATGAGATCAATGTCCTCGTTCCCATGAGTGATCTTGAACCTTATGAGTTTGAGGGTGTTAAAGTACAAAAAGATTCATTTAAAGAGACAAGAGAATTTATAAATAAGGCTGATGTGATAGTGTCGCATCTTGACAGGGCCGGGAAGGCTCTTAATATTTGCGATTTCTATAATAAGCCTTTCGTTGAGATTATCCACAACACTAACAGAAGGGGTATTCTCTACACTAAAAAAGATAACCGCAGGGGTGATAAATTTATCCATGTGATCTATAATTCTCTTTTCACAAAAGAGGCAATGAATTATCCTTGTCCGAGTATTGTTGTGCATCCCCCTGTCGCTGCAAAGCGTTATAAGGTTGTTAAGAAGGGTACTAAGCTCACCCTTATTAACTTGTTCTGGAGGAAAGGGGGGCTGTTCTTTCAGCATCTTGCACGACTGATGCCGGACAAGGATTTTCTTGGTGTCGAAGGTGGCTACGGGAAACAGGAGAAAAATGAGAATATAAAAAACATAGAATATATGGCCAACACTCCTGATGCCAGAAAGATATATGCAAAAACAAGAATACTTCTCATGCCTTCTATTTATGAGAGCTATGGCCGAACAGCTATTGAAGCTATGGTGTCAGGAATCCCAGTCATTGCGTCACCAACACCTGGATTAAAAGAGTCGCTTGGTGATGCGGGTATTTTTTGTGGAGAAGATATTCGTCAATGGGAAGAAGCTATAAGGAAGCTTGACGATCCGGAAGCATATAAAGAAGCCTCTAAGAAAAGCATAGAACGATTCAAAGAGATAAGTACGGGGACAGACGAGGAACTGAAAAATATGGAAAAATTTTTCTTTGATATATTAATGAAACGGTTATGAATGACATTGTTGAAATGAAGCGGAAACCGATCATTGTACATGACATGACCTCAGATATGATGTTCAAAGAGAAGGTTGTATTTCAGGGCACAGAAAAAATGAATATTGAAACTTCGGTTCCTGTAGGATATGTACGGTGTATTGTTTTGAGGGCTTATGACGGCATGACCTGCAAAATGTTAGTTGGGGATGTTTTTGATCTTCCGGAAAGAAGATACAAGTCATTGTCAATAAGGGGGTTTATTGATAAATATGAGGGTAAGGAGCCTCCATGCAATAAGAGATGAAAAATTTACAAGTAAAGATAGCAACTGATCTTAAAGTTGAGCCGGTGACTGTTGATGAAGCAAAACTATTTTGTAAGGTCACAGGAGGCGAGGAGGATGCTTTGTTTCAGACGTTGATCAAGGCAGCAAGAAGATCACTTGAAAGGTACACAGCTTCCTCGTTTGGGAAGAAAACTATTCATGCCTTTTGGATGGTTCCTCCGGATGATAACCAACTTGAGTTACCTTACGGACCTATCATCTCGGTCGATGCTGTATATCGAATAGATGAGGAGCAGGCAGAGGAGGCGTGTACGCTCAATGAAGATTATTATGTCTATGGTTATCAAGATGCTGTTGTCTATATAGAGAAGTATTGGTCATCGGGTATGGTATCAGCGAGAAGTATAAGAGTTGAATACACCGCAGGTTATGATAATACAGAGACAGAAGTGCTCCCTGATGAGTTAAGACTTGCTATTTTGAAACAAGTGGCTACGGATTATGAATTAAGAGAGAATATTGCAGTGGGGACTATACAGGCTGTATTAAGCAATGACAGTAAATCACTTGCCGCACCTTATAGAAAGAAATTATGGTTTTGATAGGCAAAAGACGGAATTATATAACTATCCAGGTTGCCACCCGTACAAGTGACAACCAGGGGGGATATGTAATTACGTGGGCAGATACTCATTACGATTGGGCGAGAGCTGTTTTCCTTTCCGGTTCACGGTCACTTGATGCTGGTGGGATAAAATATCGCAAGGCCGTTGAGTTCACTGTGCGAAAAAGAAATGATAGTGGAACGGATCTTTATACTTTAGGCCCAGATCACAGGATCAAATGGAACTCTGAATATTACACTATACATTCTGTTCTACCTTCTGAGAAACTTGATGATTTAACAATTCTTGCGTATGTCTAAGTTTGTTAACATATCGATACCTAAAAAGGAGCTTTTGAAGTTTCAGAAGTGGACTAAGGCACTTAGTGGGGAGAATCAAGTTAAGTGCAAACAGATCATTCGCACAACTGTATTTGAGATGGATCGCAAGGCAAAGACATTTGCTGCTGCTAATGCTTTATTTGGCATAGGGCAATCGATATTCCCGGTTATTGATATGAATGGTCTTGGTGGCGGTGTACGGGTAGGTAGGTTTTATGGCCCTTATGTAGAATGGGGAACGGGTGCATGATTTGACAGACCCAGAGAGAAAGAGATACAACAATATGCTGCTCAGTGGTGGACACATAAAAGGTGGAAAGGGATGAGAGCCAGGCCTTATCTATTCCCTGCTTGGAGAATAGCAAAAAGTGAATTAGCTATAAGATTAGGAGCAATAGGATTTAAAGAGAAGAAATGAAAGATCCTTCAGATAATATAAGAGATTGGCTTTACACGCTTCTTAATGGCAATGTGAGTTACGGCGGTTCGGATGTATCTGTTTATTCATTCCCTCCGAAAGATGAGACTTTCCCGTATATAGTGATAGGGGAGCAGTCAATGACCGGGGAGGGTGAATCGACTAAAGATGCTTACATAACAGAGCATGAAGTAGTTATTGAAATATGGGATTCATATTCAGGCAACGATGCTTCTTATGTCAAGGCTAATACTATTGCGGATTCTATATTACAGTTAGTGAGGGTTAGAACAGCCATAACGATAACGGGATATAATGTAATAAGATTATTGGCTGACAGCATGGTAACTGAAAGGATATTAACAGAGAAAGAGATAATTATTTATAAATCAATTTTAATAAGGTTGTTATTGGAGGAAAGTTAAATGGGAAAATTAAACGGGACAAGTATGTTAGTGATAGTTGACGGGGTCGCAATCGGAGGGACCAAGTCATTCACACTTGACATAAGCGTAGATCTTCCGGATGCTACTACAAAAGATAGCGACGGATGGGCAGAAAATATACACGGGCTTCGCAGTTGGTCTGTATCATTCGATGGTCTTTATGACCCTGCGTTGACTTATAACGGCGAAGAGATATTTGATGAACTTGATAACCGTGATGAGGTATATCTTGAGATGGCAGTTATTGACGGTACGGGAGGGGGATTGGTATTAAAAGGTAATGCAAAAGTGGCTTCATTGTCATTTGGAGGAGAACACGAACAACCGGTAACTCTTTCGGGATCATTTACCGGATCAGGCGACTTGAATAAAGGAACAATAGCTACTTCGTAATGAACACTCTTTCGGGATACACAGAACTAAAGATGGGAGAAGATATTCTCCCCTTCAAATTTGGTACTAACTGCTGGGCTTTGTTTTGCGAGATGCGAAAGATAGAGTTCTCGGATATAGCTGCTTCAGGGGCTTTCTCCGGTGATTTTGTTGCGTTAAGGGATTTGTTTTATTGTGCTCATAAAGCAGCCATAAGGAGCAAAGGAGAGGTAGTCAAGTATAATGTAGAGGCTTTCGGTGATCTGTTAGATGAGACAGAAGGAGCTATCTCACAGCTTCAGGATGCTATGATGACAGCCAAGATAATGGGTTTCACTTTTAAGGAGTTGACAGAAAAAGCCGAGGAGTCAAAAAAAAAATAACCTGGAGAGACGTTCTTAGTTATTGTTGCGGAGAGGTAGGGTTGATGCCTGATGAGTTCTGGTCGATGACATTTGCAGAAGTGGAGATAGCGTGCAAGGGTTACGAGACAAGGATGGCGAGATTGAAAGAAGTGCCGAGGCTGGTAGCAGCGATACTTCTTAATGTGAACCGGAAGAAGGGGTCAGCACCGATAAGAGTTGAAAACGTATTTCCGCTTTATACTGATGGAAGGAAGAAAGTGGAGTTGATGACAAAAGAGGAGTTTGAGAATTTGAAAGAGTTAAGGAAGATCATAGTATGGCGAGCAAAAGATTTGAGGCGCAATTAGGGCTTAACACAAAGGAGTTTGATGCTAAGCTGAAAGGATCTCAGGCAAGTGTGAATGGGTTTGGATCAGCTATGAGTGCCGCTACTAAGGCTCTTATACTTGTTGGTGCTATACGTGCCTTAACGAGCTTTACGAAAGCATCAATAGAAGCAGCAAGGAAAACTAATGAACTGTCAGAAGCAGCGCTTGATACTTCTTTCAATATGAACCGCATAAAGGGGAATATTGAAGATATAAAATTAGGGCTTGGAAGAATTATTCTTGATAGTAAGTTATGGAATTTCTGGACTGAAAGACTGGCTAATACTTTAACTAAGATAAAAAATGTCTTGGGCAAAGAAGGAGAATTGATAAAAATCAAACCCATAAGTCAGGCGAGCTTAAAAGATCAGATCAAATCAATAGATAAATATGCTGAGACCCTAAGAGCATGGGAAGAAGCACGTGCTAAGAATGTAGGACAAGGGCTTGTCGGACCTTCAAAAGATACTTTCCCCAGTAACATACCGGCAACCTTTGGCCTTCACGGTGGCACACTTGCCCCAGCTCCTAAGATACAAGAGATAACCGAAGCTCTTGATCTGCAAATGGAAGCAGTAGGAGAACTAACAGCAGCATTCACGGATATGTTCTTCAACATTGATCAGGGTTTTCAGGGAATGGTTGAGTCGCTTATTGCCTCAATTAAAAGACTTGTTGCGGAATTGCTTGCTAAGGCTGCGGTACTGGCATTGCTTAATATCATAGCTCCCGGATCTGGTGTCGCTGTTGCTGCTCATAAGGCTCTTACAGGATCGGGGTTGGGATCTTTATTTGCGGGTAATAAGATGATGGGTAACTTATCAACGTCTCCTATTGCAGTAGGGGGACAGTTCACGATAAAAGGGAGGGATCTTGCATTAACACTCAGAAGGAATGGCATGGGCTACTGAATATAGGTTAGAGTTTTCAGATAATCATTCAGTCGATTGGAAAGTTGATATTGAATCTGATGGTTTTGCCGGTACTGTGACCGATCTCGTCGGGGCCGGGACACCTTTAGTTATAGATTGGGAAAATGAATCAGATGATTTTGCTGATCCCCTTCGTGCAAGCAGAGCTTATATAAACGTATGGTCTCAGACTAATTTTGCCCTTGCTGCTCTGTATTCTGCTGAAGATATGAAATACCGAGTATCTATATATGAAGGAGAAACTCTTAAATGGCAAGGTTATATTGTTACACAGTATTTTGAAGAACCTTATGAATGTCCTCCGTATCAAGTGACTATAACAGCTTGTTGTGGATTGGAACTTCTGAAGAATTATCGGTATTACGATACAACGGGGTCTCCTTATATTTATTACGATGGTCGCAGGTATCTAAGTCAGATAATACTTGACATCTTAGGGAAGATAGGAATAACCACTTTTAAAGAGTTTATTAATATTTATGAAGCATCTATGGTCTCCGAGGTGACCGATTCGCCTTTAGATCAGTTAAAGATAGATGTCGATGTGTTCCGCAACCGCAATTCATGGAAAGGATTTCAAAACTGTATGTATTGTGACGAAGTCTTAAGAGAGATACTTAAAATATATAATGCGAATATTATTCAAAAAGATGGGTATTTCTTTATTTATCGGCCGGTTGAGTTGAAGAGTGCTACTGTTTACGGAAGATTATTCACAGCTGCGACAACAAAGACGGGTATCTCAATAACTCCTTCTAAAGATATTTACCGATCTACACAGGCAAGTGATTTAAGACAGATACCAGGCGGGCAGTTAATGGTACAGTCTCCAGCCTCTGTGATAAGGTCATATCAGGATTACGGAAATAAAGATTCATGGTTGGATAATTGGGATTTTAAAGCAAGTAGTTATAATCCGTATTATTTGATTGACCCTGACTCGTGGGCTTTCTGGACTGGTAGTGCTGATACTATTGCGCGTGAAGTTCCCGAAGAGGCAGATGGGGTTTTAATGTATGCCGAAGGATCAAGAAGAGCTCATAATATTTATCAACAATTTGGCACATACGCCTTAGCGACTTCTGATGTAATTGGATTTTCGTTTGATTATTATATTTATAACTATTCAGGCGGTGATTTAGTCGCTATTTATATAGATATAAAAATAAAATGTGACGGGGCTGATCAGTGGTTGAAATATAAAGATGAAGAAGATTGGGAGTGGGTGACCAGTGAAGATTTCATAACTATTACTACTCCTGCATTCAAGGGAAGATCAAGCTGGGTATCTATGTTTCGCACCATTGCATCAGGACTACCAAAGAATGGCCCATACACGATAACTATATATACACCTTATTGTGAGATAAGTAACAATTTTGCAATAGCTATTAAGAATGTTAAATTTTTCTCAACGAATGATGAGATACAGGTATATCGTCGTCCTCATCACGGTCCCTTCCCTCGTCTGGCAAGATTTCTCTTAGGTGTATCTACTTTCGTGACGAAATATATAGACCGACCTGATATTATTGAAAATTCCTATGATAAGGTTAATGCAGGTATTACGGGCAGGGAGATCGAAATGAGTTATATACTTGGCGATGTCACTAATTCAGGCATGGATAACGTCGTTGAACAGTTCGCCGGATCATTGAGTATGCACGTCAAACAAACAAGGGTGGATATAATTATTCTTACCGGGACTAAAGGATCGGCAAACATAACTGTTAATGGAGTGACAAAGACAGTATCTTTTATTACAGATCTAAGTTTATCAGCTGCAAGCTTTGTCGGGGGTGCGGCAGCTTCTTATGATGCAGTTGGCATTACTTTGACGAATATTAATCAAGTGCTCCATTTCACAGCTCAGAGCGAAGGGGTTGATTTTGACGGTGATTCTACGATAACTAATTTGTCAGGCGACCTATCGGGGAATCTAGCCGAGGGTACTGCATTTAGCGAAGCATTAACATATACGGAAGAGTGGAATACCAGAGGAGGTTCTGAATCAAAAGAACTGATAGAGATAATTGTTGACGAAGTGGCTGCTCAGTACGCAAGACCGAAACAGTTAGTTCAGATGGTTATTGCAGATACAGGAGACAGTTCTTCTATGGATATACTTGGTTGTTTTGAAGATGACTTGAATGAGTATTCATCAAGCAACAGGAAATTTGTTTTTAACAGAGGATCTTTCGATATTAAGTCAAGACGTTGGGATATTGATTTTATGGAGGTGATATAATGCCCTGGAAAATAATAAATAGAAGACCTTATTTCTTCAATTCAGTTGCAAAAGTAACGGGCGATGAAGGAGAATATTACGAGTTTGTCGAATACAGTGACGGCACTTCTTTATGGCGACGAGGCGTAAGGGATGGCAAGTTTGTCCTTGATCACTCTTTGACAGGAGTATGGACAACAGAATCTGATTGGGAAAATGTAAAAACAGTTGAATAATGGCAACACAATATAGAACATTTAAAGATCCCGTGACTGGGACAAAATATAGAGAGGGAGTGAGAAACGGCAAGTTTGTTATTGACAAGGCTCTTACTGCTACCGGATTTGATGGGACTGAAGGTGTCGATTGGGAAAACATAGAAGAAAATACATAATGGATACACTTGAGATTCAAAAAGGAAATATTTGCACGGTCACTCTCACTTTTAAAGATGAGGATGGTGATGTTTATGATTTAACCGCAAAGACGGTGTTTTTCACAATGAAGGACCCGGATGATTTTGAGGCAGATGATGATGATGCAATAATAACCAAAGACATCACTTCGCATACAGACCCAACGAACGGAATAACAACACTCACTCTTTCGGCTACTCAAACAGATGTAGCGGTAGGGAGGTATAAATGTGACCTTAGGCTATATGATGAGGGATCAGTACAGATTAACACATCTACTTTCTTTGCTAATGTAGTGGAAGTAGTGACAAAAAGGACAAGCTAATGGACTTAGAAGTAACATTAAAGACACAGACTATTAATGTTGAGATAGAGAATACCTCAACCGGGCTTCCTTCAGCAACAGCGGAGAATGATGTTATTGTGGCTAACAGTACTTTTAGCTGGGTGAAAAAGACTCTTGAGCAACTAAAAGCTTTATTGGGGATTTTAGGCTTCACGGTTGAGACCGGGGGGTATCTCGGTGCAATACTTATTGATGTGACTACTTACAAGGACCATAAGTATAATAATATTGCAGGGAATACAGATTGGCAGATAACCGGGGCAACAGACGGTGATGCAGGAATGTTGATTTTCATTATAGACAGTACGGGCGGCTATACAATAACAATGAATGCTTCTTCTTGGACTAAGAAAGTAGGTTCCGGGACAATTGATACAACAGCTAATGCAATTAACGTAGTCAGTTGGAGAGCTGTTGGGGCAGATATATATTATACAATAAACCAGGTAGAATGAAAAAGATAATTTTAATTGCAGGATTTTTATTAATAGGATTGGGTCTTTTAGGACAGACACAGCTCAAGAAGGGATTGATTGTAGGAGATGATGTTGATACGGTTATTATATCTAAGATAACGATTGATACCGATAATTTAATAAAGATTTTCCAGGGCACTACACAACGGTATCTGTATGGCCACTTAAAGACTACCGACACCACTTCATTAAGCAACAGGATAGACTTGAAGGCTAATATTGCCTCTCCTACTTTCACAGGCACAGTAACCCTTCCAACAGCTACCTCGATAGGTGACGTTAGCTCAACAGAGATAGAATATGTTAATAATGTAACAAGTAACATTCAGACACAGCTAAATGCAAGGGGCAGGGTAGCAACAATCACTACTA